ACAACATCTTGTGCAAGATCGATCAACTGAACCCGCTCATTGGACAGACGGTTCAAGCGATCCGACTCCATCTTGAGGATGTCGGCTTGACTGGCCGCGCCATCGACCTTTTGAGCGTCGGCCTGAGCCTTCGCCATCTTGAGGGCGATGTCGGCATCCGTCTCCTTGGCGCGGGTCATCGCGTCCATCATACGGGCTTCGGCGTTCTTCTTGTCGTTTTCGATGTCGGCCATGCCCTTGATGATTTCGGGCGCCGGCTGACCCTGCGCGGACGGCGGGATCATGAACTGCTGCGGGTTCGACCAGCCCAACGCCTGTAGCGCAGCCGTATCCACCGCAATGGGATCGTACAGAGCAGGGTTCTGCGCCACCAACTGCTTTAGTGCCGCAACCTTCATCAGGCGCTGCATCTGGCTTGACGTGTTCGGGTCGGCGTGCGGTACGAGGCTGACATCCTGCAAAGCGGTCAAGAAGGTCTGTTCGTCCCATTGCATCGTCATGCCGCGCTTCTGCCAGAAGCTGTCGGGATGCTCGCGGAAGCACTGCATCAGCAGTTCAAACTCTTCCGCCTGAGCGGCGTGCATCCGCTTGTGGACCGAATTCAGAACCTTCGTAGCCTGTTCGATGACGGCAAGCGTGGTTCCTACGGGGGCTTCCTGTTTGCCCTCCGCGACCATGACTTCACTCGCCCCGCCAACACGCATACCCGTCTCGGCCATCTGGTTGACGAGGTTCATCAACGCGCCGGACGGTTCCTTGTACGGCAAGGGCATGATTGCTTGCGTGATCGGCATTCCGTTCGTCTTGACCAACGCCCCGCCGCCCGGAGGAACCCGAAAGATGTTTGTGTTTTGGCGTGCGCCAGTGTCTGCCATCAGGAAGCCGGGGAAATTGTTGTACATCCCCGCGTCGAGTAGTTCGCGCCATGCAGCCGTGATCGCGTTGGTCGTGTTGCCGAGAATGTGAAGCAGACCGATGTCATAAAATCCCATGCCCGGTACGAAGGTGTACTTCACGAAGTTGGCACGGGCGGTCGGCAGTTCCTGATCGTCCTCGTTGTAGTTGCGAACGATGGAAAGCACCTGACGGCTGCTGACATCGATGGTGACGCGGTACGGGATTTCGAGGCCCGTCTCCTTGCCCTTCCACTTGTGTTCGAAGCCGGGAATGTTCAGTTCGCAATAGCACTCGTAGATTTCGCGATCCCGGTCATCGGGGTTGAACGCATCGCGGCTGATGCCCTGCTGTGCATCCTTCTCGCGCTGCACAGCATCAAGATCGGCGACCTTCGGCGTGCCGAGGTCGATGTCCCGATAGACGCCGAGAATCTGCAACCTCTTGACCACGCTCGGCCGCATGTAGGTGCGGTGAGTGATTCGCTTGGCGTTCCGCAGATCGGTGGCGCTGTTGTTGACGATCAGGTCGTTGGCATCGACGCTTTCGCTGACGGGACGGTTTCGCAGCGGGCAGAAGTAGACTTTCTTGAACGCCGTGCCGCCGAAACCGAGCATGAGAAGCATACGGTCGGTGTCGGGGTAGTACTCGGTCGCGACACTGGTCAGATAGTGGTTCATGTCGCGCTGAAGCGCGTTGGCAAGCTGATCCTGCTGCAAGTTGGCGCGGTTGCTGTCGTTGCGAATTTTGACCGGGCCATCGGTCGGCAGAAGTTCCGATCTGGCATTGGCTTGGAACCGCAGCACCGCTTCAAGCAGCAACGGATGCCGGACTTTGCTCATGCCTTCGACCGGGGCACCATCCGCAGCACCCTGCAAGCCGGGAACTTCGATCTTGAGGCCGAGCAGCTTGATACCCTGCGAGCGATCTTCAATCCATTCCTGTCGGGACCGAATGTCGTCTTCGATGCCACGGATCAGGTCGTCCGCTATGCGATGCAATTCGCTCTGATCGATGTCGTCTACGAGGTTGTCGAACCATTCGGCGGGGCCGCGCTGTTCGGGTTCCTCAATGGGGCGACCGTCGAGCGAAATGGTGATGGACCCGTCCGAATGTTCGATTTCGACGATGTTGCCGTTCTGATCGTATTCGGGCCTATCCGCGCCATCGTCCACGATTTCGACTGCAACATCGACGGGCGCGTATTCCTCGTCGTTGTCCGGCACGACCTGTCGGAGGTTGGGAACAAGGCCCGGTGTCATCGGCATAGGTCAGTCCCCTTCGACGGGCAGCTTTTCCATTTCGTCAACGAACCGAGCGATGCCCTGCTGTGCCGCACTCGTTTCATTCTTAGCCATTATTTCATAGATGCGGACATAGTCGTAGGGGTCTCTCCCCCACACTTCGACTTTGAAATGTCCGATACGCTGCGGAGTGGCGGGTTTAATTACGTCCACCACTGCATTCGCCAAAACGCGCTTCATGGTCAACCGCGACGACGCGAGGTTTCAGTAGCGGTCTCCGCAACGGGAGCGGGAGCCGGGGGCGTTTCGACGGTCGGTTCGGCCGGGGCCGGCGCAGCCTTCTTGGCGGCGGTGTTAGCGGGTTTCTTTGCCATGACATCCTCCTGTCAGCGCGGCAGTATAGCACGAAAGATGGTGCCTCTGCGAGGACTTGAACCTCGCTCTGCCGCTTACAAGGCGGCTGCATCCCCGTGTATGCTTCAGAGGCTCAGATCGGATAGAGCGGGGCAAACTCCTTGTTCCCCTTGAACCGCAATTCGTCTTCCATTTCGGCCGACCATTCGGACGAGCGGATCAAAACGCCCGTATCGCGCAGATGCCGCATCGCCATAGAGACGGTATCGACCAAGTCGTCGTGTTTGCCCTTGGGAAACTGACCGACTTGCGTGATGACCATGTCTGCCCAGACCTTGTTGGGGGCAAAGACCAGTCCTTCGGCGAACAGATGCTGCACCGAGTACAGTCGGGCCATCTTGTCCTGCGATTTCGGGTCGTACATTTGGATTCCGAAGCGTTCCCCGCCAAAGAGACGCCTCATTTCCTGTGCCACGGAGTGTCCGGCGGCTTTGTTTTCGACCAAAAGGTTGTCCACACGCAGATTTCGGCACGTTTCAGCCACTCTGGTGATCAAATCGTGCAGTTCATAGCGTCCTTGCCACGCATACATGAGCATGACGCGCGGATTCGTCTCCGCATACGACCGTTCGTTCCATCCGCCGACCTGTTTCATGTTCTGAGCAACCACATCGCCCGAAAACACGCCCCAAACGGTCATCGCAGAGGGGTCATTCTCGGTTTTGGTGGTGTAAGCGGTGTCCAGACAGGCGATGATCATGTCCATAGTGGGATAATTGGCCGAATCCCACGGTTGCCACCAGTCTCGCTTGATGATTCCGCCGCCTTTCGGCTCCGGGCGCTGCTGCAATTGGCCCGCAGCGGCCCACGGACCAAGCTGACGCTCCAAAATGGACACTTCACGGTCGCCGAAACGTTCCGGCCAGAGCAGATCGCCCTCTCTTTCCTCCAATTCCACCTGTGCTTCCGGTGAAATCGGTATTCTATTGCCGTCTTCGTCCACTTCGACGAGCGGTTCGCCCTCTTCATCGCACCCGCGAGGGTCATTCCAGCCTATGGAGGTGTAGGAATGGCGCTGCCACTCGTATCGCATGGGCAAACAGAGGTGCGTCCACTCGCCCACGTCTTTCGAAAGGATGTGTCCGGTCAGGTCTTCTTCGCTCAGACGCTGCTGAATGACGATGAAAGCGCCTGTTTTCGGGTCGTTGAGGCGGGTCGAGAGGGCGGAATCCCACCAATCGATGGTGGTTTGGATGGTCGCTTCCGAGAATGCCTCCTGTGCGGCGTTCGGATCGTCCACGACGATGATGGCGCCGCCTTCACCCGTGAGCGACGAGCCTACGGAGGTTGCCAGACGGCTTCCCGACCGCGTGTTGTCGAAGCGGGTCTTGGTGTTTTGGTCGCCGGTCAGCTTGTAGTTGTCGCCCCAGAGGCGCTGATACCACGCGCTTTCGATCAAGCGGCGGCACGCGGTGCTGTCACGGAGCGAAAGCTGCTGCGAGTAAGACCCGTGCAGGAACTTCACGCCGGGACCGCATGTCGGCGACCACAAATGTTCGGGCTGCGCCCATACCCAAGCCGGGAAGACCACGGATGTCAGGGTCGATTTGGCACAGCGCGGCGGGATGTTGATGATCAGCCGCTTGATTTCGCCGTCTGCCACGGCTTCCAGATGCTCTGCCACGGCTTGCATAGGCCATCCGTGTGTGAACGGCGACGAGTCCAGTACGGGCCAAGCGTGTTCAAGGAACTTGTACATGCTTTCTTCGCACTCGGCGCGAACGATGGCGTCGAGCGTTTGGTCGATGGGTATCTTCTTGCCGTCCAGTTCGATGTATTGCGGTTGATCATTCACTTTTCGGCACCGTCGTCAGTTCAAGCCCGAGGGCCTCCAGCACGGACTCAAGGTAGTTGAGCGTCGGTTCGACTCCGTTCTTCCACCGTAAGATGGTCTTTTCATCAACGCCCGAAAGGGCATGGATGTCATCGTAGTTCAAACGCAATTCGTTGGCGCGTTCAAAGATGCGCTGCACCACGGGCGGCGCGTGGGGCGGTATCTTCTTGCGCCGAAAGCGCGGCTTGGGCGTTTCGATCACGACCGTCCTAAAGCCTTTCTGGCTATCTTGCTGCATTCGCCCTCTCCCCCATCGGCCACGATGATCGACCGCAGTGCCGCTTTCAGGTCGTCGATGATCTTGGTGTATTCCTCGCGCTGTATGCGAAGGGCGATCTGTTGCTCTACGCTCGCGTTCTTCATGGCTTGGCGGTAGCCGTCACCGTAGGTCTGCGCTTCGGTCATGTTTCTTCCCCTGTCATCGGGTTTGCGCCACTGCGGCGATTCGTTGTCCGATCCATGCCATACACGGCACGGCCATGCTATTGCCCAATGCCTTGTAACGCGGACCATCCGGCGTTTCTTTTCCCCGCCAAGGAATGTTGGTGTAGTCGTCAGGGAACCCTTGCAACCTCTCGCACTCGCGCGGGGTCAGGCGGCGGACGGCTGTGTGCTGCATGACAGTGTTGTCAAACACGCCACCGGCTCCGCAACGAAGGGAGGCGGCAGTTTCGGATTGCTTTTGGTTGTATGCGTCAAACGCTACAGCCGCGACATAGCTGCGGCTCGACCCGCCGGATGCGGCGCGGATATTCGCCGTGTCGTGCGGTCCTTCCAGTTGCGCGCCGCCTTCGCGGCCACGAAGGTCAAAGGCTTGCGCGATATACGTCGTTTGCTTCATGCCGGGTTCAGCCGCCAACGCCCCCGCAATCTGCCCATCACCGCCTTGCAGTCGAACCTCGTTGCGAGTGTTTTGTGCGAAGGCCACATATGCCCCGACAGACCGCTCGTCCGTCGTCGTGCCTTTCGCCCGGAGCGATGCAGCGACAGGGTCTTCTATGATCCCGTCGTTTTCGTTCTGCCAACGAAAAGTAGTGCCGCCTTCAGCCCCTCGGGCAGCTCCTTCCCGCGCTTCTCGGCGCGGCGGAGGATTCCCTGACAGGCTGTCTCGCTCAAATAGAACCGCTGCGGCACGTCGCCAGTCTCCAAGATATCCGACAACGAAGACGCGACGGCGGCGCTGTGGAACTCCGAAGTGTTGAGCGTCAAGCACTCGGTAGGAGAACCCATACCCGAGTTCGACCAAGCCCCCGAGAATGGAACCAAAGTCCCGTCCTCCGTTCGATGACAGGACGCCGGGGACGTTCTCCCAAACCACCCATCTGGCCCGTGTTCGTTGAGCAAGCCTAAGAAACTCAAGGGCCAGGTTGCCACGGTCGTCTGCCAGTCCTCCTCTGAGACCGGCGACACTGAAAGACTGGCAAGGTGTTCCTCCGACCAGAAGGTCGATTGGTCCGTATTCGTCGCCTTTGATCGTCGTGAAGTCGCCATGAAGCGGCACCTCCGGGTAGTGGTGTTGCAGGACTTTACGGGGAAACGGTTCGATTTCGCTGAACGCGGCAGGGGTCCACCCGAGCGGGTGCCATGCCACGGTAGCGGCTTCGATGCCGGAACACACGGACAGGTATCGCATGGTCATACGTTCAGCAGTTTTTTCGTGGGCAGTTCCTGAAGCCGTTTGAGGGCTTTGTCGGGATATGCTCTGGCGATGTGCATGATGGACTTCAGTTCTGCCATCTTGTGTTGGCGCAGTCTATGACCCTGCATGTCGCCCAAACCGCCTTGTTCCAGTTCGCGCATGATGAACAGAACGGAGTCCACGGCTTCGCATACGGCTTCGTAGGTATCCTCCTTGATGTGGGAGGCTTCCATCAGGCGTTGGGTCACGTAGTCCCGACGAGTGATGACGAAGTCCAGATAGTCCTTGATCAGTTTGTCCATCACGATGGCGGCGTGCATGAATACGTCTTTGCGGGTTGTCATGTTCAGTCTTTCTCAAGAATGCCGACGATCCCGTCTTCGGGATGATCCACGGATATGTAGGGGTATGTCAGGTTGTATGGTTTGCCTTCTGGCCATGCTTTTACGATCCTGCCGCGCAGGAGCATGAGGGCAAACTGTTCGCACTGGGTGAAACGATCCTTGCGATCCCGAGGAATAGACCGCGCCAGAACGTCGTAGCTTCCGTCGTCGCGCATGTGGACGATCTGGAACCTGTCGCGCATCAATCATCCCCGCCAAGGGCAGAGCGGGCAATACCCGCGCAGCACATCTTGTCTGCCGGAAAGCCTGTCAGGTGCTTGCAATGACAGGCATCCTTGCGACAGGCGATCAGGGCAAGCGCCTCGCGCAGCCGTTCGATTTCGTCGACAGCGTATTCGACGGCGTCCCCGTCAGATATACCGTTGAGGTTCA